TGGTTAGTTTATCCATAGGAACACTAGTTTCCACCGAAGCAAAAGAATGAAACGCCTTAGGATGGTATGGCATGACATCGCTAATAACTGGAGGATTACTAAAACCGAATAGTGAGGCAATGCCTCCTACAGCTCTAGCGCCAATCTCAGTGGCCCGTGCTAAACTACCAATTACCGGAGTATCAGTTAATTTTGCAGCAACATTAGCAACAGCCGTAGCAGGACCACTGATAGGTCCCGCGCTACTATACTCATCTGCTTGCAAAACTAGACCTGACGTCAAACCAGCTAATTCCACATCCGTGGCCCATGCATAACATGTTACTGTTACATTAGAACCGGTAGCACCATTGGCACTACGTAACTTCGAATATAGAAGGTAGGTAATTTGGCCCATATCATTGAAATCTGAGTTCTTATTCATATCTAACCAAGCATGAGGCCATAAGAAAGGGAGTTCCATTTCCACAGACGTCATATCTTGTGGATATATGAATTCACCAGGCATCTGCGAAAATTTAATTTGATCACCAGGTGTAGATTGCACTATATCACGTGCGCCACCATCCATTGGACAGTAACACACTCGCATTGCTCCATAATAAAACGGAGAAGCGTTCACCACAAATTTAAGATGTAATTTAGCCCTCAGACGCGCAAAATTTGTAATCTTATTCTTAATCGAAGTAGTATTAAAGAAAAGCTGCCAAGGTTTAAATTGTTTCATAAGGGTTGTGGTGGAACCTTCTGCCCATGAAAATGTATCTATGGCAACGGGACGTTCTAAAAAACTTCCCAAACCAGCAGATACATCAACATCAGGTTTGTAGGACACCATAGGTGCACTACTATAATTGCCCAAACCAGCATCAGCAAATTTTAAATTTTGCTGTTGTTGAACATGAGCAGAACCATCCTCCAATTCAAGAGATTGAATCTCTAGGTGTGAGAATGAAAATGTGCGATTTATTGGAGTTTCGCACAAAACTCTTTCATATGTAGCAGTAGATGGATAAATTCATCATCCTTTACATCTATAAGGGATGATATATTTTGTGAAATTGGCGACTAACTGGCACCTTTCCTAAATAGGAACTTCCGGGAACGCCGAAGTGAGTAATATGCATATGTCCACGCTCTTCTAATTGTAAATCACAAAATCGTTTTATTGGAAGCAGTAACTACACATGCATGCTATTGTTTGGTTTAATT